GCGATCATGGCGTCGTCAAGCGGCGCGAGCTGCGTGTGGACGTACCACCGGGGATCGTTGTTGACCGTCTTCCAGCCTCCGCGCTCTCCGACCAGGAGCCTGTCGATCCCCGCCTCGGTCATCGCCAGGGGCGGGTATTCAATCCCCAGGTTGTCCAGCCCGTCCATGACCATGATGGCCCGCCCGGCATGCCATTTGAAGGCGTCCATCACGCCGGGATAGCCGTATCCGTGCGCCGACCACAACCCGTGATACCGCTTGGCCGATGGCATCGATTCACTGAAAAGCTGTTCCAGATGCTCTGGCTCCGGGTGGCCCGCTCCCAGGCACATGATCACGACCCTGATCCCCCGCCGTTCCCACATGATCTTGGCGAACTCGGCCTCGTGGGCGTCCAGGGCCTCCCTTCCCGCGCGCGTGCGCAATATCCCCGCGTTGGAGGGCTCGTTCATTGACTCCACGTAGTATCTCCGCCCGGACAGCCACGGCCTGGCGTCCAGCAGGGGCTTGATCCGCCTGTACCTTTCCAGCGCCCCCGCCCTGCCCCTCATCACCTCGGCTCTGGCCGTCGCCTCGTCCTCATAGAATCTGAGAATCCAGTTAATATCCAGGTCTGGCAGCGGCGGAGCTTCGCCGGGGTCCATGAGCTTTGCCCATTCCGCCCCGCCCGTCTCGAAGAACCGCCGCGCCCACGGCGGCAGGCCCATCTGGAAGTGACATGTAAGCAGGCTGTTAGACATTATGTTGGTTTAGTATTAATCTGGCCCCCAGATTGAATGAGAGTGAAGCCAGGGCTTGAATTGACGATATATAAATGAATTACCTCGATTGATCCGATCTATTTGCAAAATGGCACCGGATGTTCCGACCGATCCGTTATTTTTGACAATAATAAGCGCTAATGGTATTCTGTCAGAATATATCCCTGCCATATTTACATCAAGCGTTCCCTCAATTGCCTCTTTGGCAGTACCATATTCTGCTGATTCTGTGGATGTTAGACTACGATATACATGGTGAATGATAATGCCCTTATAGCTCCCAACATTTGCAAATGCTGCTACTTCACAATTGCCGCCGGGTCCTAAATCTGCCTCTATTGCATTGGCCCACCATCCATCGCCAAAGCTTCCACTCCAAAACCAACCGGCCCTAGTCATCACCTTTTTTGATGGCGGACAGGTTGGTGAAACGTTCCCCCAATATTCTGACCGTGATGGCTCGTTGCGGTCCCTATGACGTGACCGCCTATCGGCGTAATCCAATCGGTCGCGTATTGACTTTATTGTTTTCGTTATTGACACGGGCTGTCCCATCAGGCCGTTTCCTCCCTGGTCCAAATTTCAGCGACGCCTTCTATGAGCTCTTCGTTTTCGCCGTCTATCCTGGCTGATACCTCGACGATGCGGATGTCATAGGTCGTGCCCCACAGAACTGCCGTGCACAAATCCCCAAGTTCCCAGTCTCGCCGATAGAGGCAGCCCGCTGTCTGTAGTGGGGTGAACATGATCTCCACGATCTCATCGTTGTCCTTCAGTTCTTGAGTTAGATGGCTTGCAACGGTATCTTCAGAGACTACGTCCCGCAGGTCAACGAACAGTTCGCGCCGCCTGTATGGACTTGCCGGTAAGCTGGTCGTGTTGGAGGCTGTGTAGATCAGCCGCTCCGCCTTACCGCCCTCCCATCCGCCGTAGACATCCGTCACCTGTTTGTGGCGCACCACCCGCTTTTTTGGGTTGAGCATGTTGCCCATTTCTTTGGAAAAAACGGTCGGATTTGGTTGCCCGAGTCGCTTGTCCATTCCATAGTAGGGTGAATACGTGCGGAACTCAAACCCGTCGTCTGTTCTGACGACCCTGAAGTCGGTCTGCCCCCGCTCGCCCGCCAGGTCCTGTATCGCTTCCAGCAGGCGGGGGTATCTGGCCTCGTAGCAATCCCATGCCCCCTCGCCGGTCATTCCCTGGACGGTGAAGTTGGAGAACTGACGGTCCGTGCCTGCTTCTGGCCCCATGCTTTCGCTGACCATCTGCTTCATCACGTCGTCCGCTGCGCCGTGCATCCACCACACTTCGTGGCGAGCCAATATCTCATCGGCCCCGTCCCCGTAGGGGTCTATCGGCAATGCTTCCGTGAGCGGTATCAGCAGCGGCTGGTCCAGCAACCATTCTGGCGTCAAGCCCATTGAGGACCAATAATGTTCGTCTACTTCGCCGGATACTTCCCATTCTTCTTCATCCAGATGAAATCCATAGAACTCCTCATACCATAAATCGCCATGGTTCCGCATAAGCTTAATGCCGTAGTGTGGCTTGAATAAATCCTTTGTGCTCGTTTCTGCCACCAGGGTTAGGGCGTAGATTCCCGGCTCATTGAGTCTGTGCTGCCAAACAAATGACAGCATGTCGTCTCCAGTCAATAAATATATTGGATTTCCTTCATAATCACATAGCCATAATTCATATTTTGCGAATTCAGGCATCCGCCGTCCACTCCATTTCTATGGCAAGCAGGCCCATAGCACTATTGTAGCTATCTCCGATTCCATCTCTGTTCAATTTGATTGCAATAACATTTCCCTCGGCGGCAAGTATGCCAGCAACGATCTGGTCACGATAGAAGTTTGTATTTGCCCTTGCTTGTTGATCTATGTTTACCGATCCGCTACTGGTCATTGGCGATGTGCCATCTGGTCCGTACCAAATATCATATTCCCATTTACAGTTTTCCACTCCCGCGCCTGCGCCATTTACGACCGGGAAGCTCCAGGCATAAATGTTCAAATTCCCGACAAATCCCGTTGGAACCATGAAATATGCCCATACCGCCTTGTCGGCGGCGTCGGCGAATTCCCAGTGGTCAAAATTAGTCCCTGCTATCCAGGATGCTGGATTAGTACTATCAGGTTCAAGTTGTCCGGCCCCCTTTAATTCATAGCGGGTTCTGTCCGGCACCTTGGCGGGCGTTACAGCCCCCTCGGCATATTGGTCAGTGTCTATTGAGGCGGCTGGCCAATCTGTGCTAAATGCGCAATATGTTCGGTCATCGGTCAGCGTGATGTTTCCCGTATCAGAAATCAATGCGGTCGCCAGTGGGATTTCCCAAACTGAACCGACGGTTTGTGTAAGCGAGGGGATGGACGGTGATGCTGCGGCCACACCAGAGACGCGGGCGACACGTACTTGTTGAGTATTCCATGTTCGGCGCAGCACGATGCGGTCATAGCGAGAGTTCCCAGACGATGGGGTTGGGATATTGACCGATACTGCTTCATCACTATTGTAAAACATACCATATACCAATGCTGCCCCGGTATCAACGGTCACTGGGGACATGTCCCCAGTGACTGCCATACCGTTCGCCCACCACTTGAGCACACCACGATTCCCAGTCGCATTCAGAATGGCTCGAAAAAACCTGTCCATCATATCAACTTGCGTATAAGGCCCACTGTCCCCAATGACTGTTCCTTCCCAAAAAAGTGATCTTTGCGTCATTATTAACTATCCGCCGTATATGTGATTTCTATCGCATACAAATATGTTGAGTCTGCATCTGTGTCAGCCACATCTCCTCCATCGCGCGTTACACTCATGTGAACGATGTCGCCTGCCGTTACTGCCAGTATACAAAGCTGATCTGAATACATGGCCCTTAGATGCCTGCCATCCTGCGTGACGGTAATGGTTCCAGTTGAATTTGCCCAGGCGCCATTTGGTGCTGCAATAAACGTACTATAATTCCATTTTACATCACCTGTACCAGCACTATAGTGATTTGGATAATTTTTTATAGTTATAGTGATATTTGGTCCTATAAAATCTTCTGGAATTCGGAAAGTTAGCCACAATGTGGTTGTGGCTACGCTACTTAATATCCATGATGAGTGATGAGGATTGTGCCAGTAAGTATTGTCCCATGTGGCAGGATTTGTGGCATCTGTTTTTAAACATCCGGCTGCACGAATCAGCCATCTAGATTGATTTTCCAAAATGGCTGTTGTTATAGCATTTGTAGCTATCGCATCTTCTCCTACACTGGCAATGTTTCTGTCATTGCTGAATAAGCAATATTCTCGTTCATCTGTAATTAGTGTAATGGTGCCGGCGGCGGTGGTTACGGCAGCCAGCGGAATATCATATGTTACACCGGGATTTTGGATAAGCGCGGCTACCTGTGTCAGGCGGCATGTTTGCGCTGCCCAGGAGCAGCGCACGACGACGTGAACGGTGCTGTTGTTGGGCAGCGCTACCGTTTCAACGGCATCTGATTCATAGAAATATCCGTAAACCAGAGCACCCCCGGTGTCCACTGAAGCATTGAGCCCGCCCCCGTCCGTGACCTCCAATTCATTGAGCCACCCGCTAAGAATGCCTAGATTGTTCTTGGAGTTAAATATCGCCCGGAACATCGTTTCCATAAGGTCGTCAGAGCCATAAGGCCCCCCATCTCCGATCGTTCCGTCCCATGGTAAACTCAGTTCAGCCATCACAAATATCCTGTGTATTCAATTTCTAATCCGACTATGATTATGTCGCCTCCCGCCTGATAGGAGTTTTCAATAAAACAGTGAATTAGAGAATTTTTTGTTACAACACTATGTGCCGTTGGGCTCATGTAAAGCCCGGCCAACAATAATCTACTCATTGTTCCAGGGGCGGCACTGTCTGAAACCATGTAGAGATCACCAAAACAGCTATAATAAGGCCACCCTGGACAATATGGGTTTTTAACTCTATCATGTACTATCTGAATCCCGGCCTTGAAAGATGCAGATACTGTTGCAGCCGCAGAGTCACTTAGCCACCAGATATAAAATGTCAGATCGCCAGACGCATAATCATCTGGAACCTTAAAAATTGCCTGAACTCCGCGATCATAATCTGTGTGTAACCAACCTTCCTGGCTTAATACTGTAGATCCCCATATTGATGCGGAATTGGTTACAATATCTCGGCTACCGCCTATTTCTGTATATCCAAAGTTTTCCGTTGTATTCAATGTTGGCTTTAGGTCCCCACCACCTATGAATAAGCGCTTAGTCCTAGTCTGTCGTGCCGTCAAATCTGCGGATTCCGCAATGAAGTGTGACGTTTCCATACTGCCGTCTCCCGGAACTGTAGAAAACATACACATTTCTCTATCATCCGTGAGCGTAATCGCGCCCCCCGTCGTGATCTGGGCCGTCGCAAGGGGGATGTCATAAATGCCGCCCGCCGAAGATTGCGTCAGGGCCGGGACGCCGCCACCCTCCATGCCAGAGATGACTGTGATGCGGGCTGTCTGGGCCGACCAATCCCGCCGCACCACGATCCGGTCGTTGCGGGTGTCATAGGACGGCGTGGGGATCGCCACGTTCAAGGACGCTGTGTTTTCGTAGTACAGGCCGTAGATGATGGCTGCCCCAGTGTCCACGGCGACAGGTGACGCGGCCCCCGTTACGGCCAGCTCGTTCGCCCAGCCCTTCAGGACCCCCCTGTTCCCGGTTCCGTTCAGGATCGAGCGCAGGAACACGTCCGTGAAGGGGCTTGTGACCTCATCGAGCGAGAGGTGGTAGGGCGCTTCGTTCGCATCTCCCAGCGCCACCCCGTTCCAAAAGTAACTTTTCTGAGCCATCGACTACATCCCCAGCACTTCAAGATACCAACAAACGCCGACGGTCGTGACGCCGTTCGACACGTTGTCCAGCCCCTCGAAATTGAGCGTGTTCGATCCAGACGTGAGCGTGAACGTCCCAAAATCGCCGCCGACGTAGACGATCAGGTCGTCGCCCGCCGCATTCGTCACGGTCTTCTCCTTCACGTTCAGCGTCACGATCTCCCCCGCCGTGATCTGGTAACCGTCCCACGTGATCTCGTCGCCCGTGGTTGCGTTCTCCAGCGTCCAGTCGTCCACCGGCCCCGCGATCGTGATGACCGGGTTGACCTCCCACGTGCCGTCGTTCACGCACGTCAAGGTGGCCGTGCCCGCAGAGCAGCCCAGCGTGAACGGACCGCTGAAGGGCAGCGTCAGCGTGTTCGTCATGGAAAACGTGCTGGTCTGAACGCATGTTCGCCCGTCGGCGTCCCGCGTCTCCCCGGCGTCCAGCGGGGACGTGAGCCATTTCCAGATCGGATCGTAGAACGTGATCTGGCTCGCCCCCTCGATCTGAAACGGGTCGTCCGTGTCGGTCGCGCTCAGTTCGTAGCCAGCCGTGAACCATCCGTTCTGCAGCTCGTAGACGTGCCCGTCGTAGCGCCTCAGACGCAGCTTCAGTGGGCCGTTCAGGGGGCTGAACATCTCCACGTTCGCCATCCTGCGGTCCCAATACTCGTCGCGGTCGCACGCCTTGAGGAGCAAGCCCAAGTTCACGACCCTGGGGCGTATGGCGTAGCCCCAGTGGCTTTCCCCCGTCTGGAATGGCGCGCGCGTCGTCCAGTGCCGGACGGGCGGCATCCCCAGGCCACTGATCGCCGTGTTGTGGCGGCTTGGAAATTCCAACGTGAACAGGTTCCCGTTGGCGTCCTCCAGGACGAATTCCACGTGTTTCAGTAGGGTCATCTCAGCATCATCGCATACAAAGAGAGATCGTCACGCAATGAATTTTCGCTCTGGTAGCGGTATTGCGCCGTGACGTTCAAGTTGCGGGTGTTGTTGATCGTCGTGTTCATCGCAGACGGTGGCATCGCCGGAAGGGCCGGAGCCGTGACCGTCGTCTGCTGCTTCAGCCCCGCGACCATCCCCTCAAACGCGGCGCCGAGTCCCGACTGCTCCAATCCCGCGACCATCTGCTGGCCCAGCCGCTCGGTCCACCTCGACGGGCTGTGCACTTCGAGCGTCGCGTTGACCTCTTCCCTGTACCGTTTCCACTGCTCCAGCATCCCACCCGGGCCGAAAAGGTGGTCGATCAAATCCTCTCTCTGAATCCCGTAGGCTCCGGCCAGCGCCTTCGTCTGGTCGTCCATCCCGTCCACGATGGACTTCTTTTCTTCTTCCAGCGACGCGTCTATTTCTTCCAGCTGCTCGTCGTAATGCGCGGACAGTTCGCCTCGGCGCTCCGAATAGCTTGCCTTCTCGTCCGCCAGTTGTTGCCCCAGGCGTTCCCGCTGTTCCTGCGCCTGGGCGTCCAGGCGCTCCTTCTCCGCCGCAAGCTGGGCGTCCAGGTCTGCAAGCCTCTCTTGGTATGAAGCTTGCAGCGCCGCTCTTTCTGCCGCCGTCCGCGCCTCAAGGTCCGCGAGCCTTTGCTGCGCGTCCCGCTGGGCCGCTTCCCGTTCCCGCCTGAGGCCCTCTTCCAGGTCGGCAAGCTGCTCGTCGCGCTGGCGCAGCCGCTCGGCCCGCTTCTTCTCGTAGGCGGCGTCTTCGGCGGCCTGTTTCTCCGCGTAGTCCCGCTCGATGGCCGCGTTCTCTTCGTCCTGCCATTTTTCGAGTTCTTCCAGTTCCTTTTTTTTGCGGCTTTCCAATTCTTCAAGTTCTAGGTTTTTTAATTCTTCAAGTTGCTTTTTGATTTCTTCTATTCGTCGTCTGTTGTAATATCCGCCCGTCCCCTCTTTTTCCTTTTCCTGCAACTTGCGAATCTCATCTATTAACTTCCGGCGCTGCTCGTCTATGCTGGGGCCGGGCTCTTCGATTCTGTATTTCTCGTAGATGGACCGGCGCTCGTCAAGGTATTTCTGGTTGATGGACTTCAGCTTGTCGGCGTACCGCTGGGCCAGGTCTTCCAGATCGTCATAGTAGTCCCGTTCCAGGTCGCGCAGTTTTTCCAGGTGGTTGCGTTCGTAATCTTCCAGATCGCGCCGCATATCGCGTTCGATGTCGGCCCGCTTCTGCGCCCCGTCGCGCTCTATGTCTTCCAGCTTCTGTTGCAGGGATTCATTAATCTCGGCACGGCCCTCCATCAGGGACCGTTCCAGGTCTTCCAGGGACTTCGTCAGCTCCGACTGCGCGTCCAGCCGGTCCTGGACCGCTTGCTTTTCCGCTTCCGCGATGCCCTTCTGCAGCTCTTTGTTCACCTGGGCGATTCCCCTTAGAATCCCCTCCACCCGGTCGGCGTGGCTTTTCTCAAGGGATTCCTGGGAATCTAGAAGGCGTTTCCTGGCTCGCTCGCGGCTATCGTCAGCTTTTTCCTCAGCTTTCAAAAGTTCGGCCAAGGCTTTTTTCCCAGCTTCTTGGGCTTCTTTCTCAGCCACTCTTGTCTTTTGGGCAATAATACGACGTTTGGCAAAAATCACCAGCGCGCTCTCGTTTGCTTGGAAATATGCGGCTTCTGCGCCCTGGATGGCGGGAGCCCAGGCTTCTTTTGAATATGTCTCGATCAACTTGCGTTGCTCGCGCTCCTCTTCCACGACCTTGTGAAGCTCATCGGCGAAATTCCTGGCTTCGCGGGCGGCCATGCCGTAACCGACTGCCAATTCTATCATCTCCTGGCGGTTGTCAAGCACGAGTAGTTCGAGGTCGCTCATCTTGTCGATCTGCTTGTCAAGCTGGACGACGAACAGGTCGGCGGCGTTGGTCGTGTCCAGAAGCCCGCTTCCGAGGTTGCGTATGTAGGTTGCGGCAAGCTGTTTTATGTCCTCGCGGGCCTCCGTGAGCTTGGCGCTGTCAATCGCGTCCGCCATCTCGTCCGCGCCCTTCGCCACCTCGTAAAGCGACTCGGACATGGCATACGAGGCGAGCTCGGCGGCCTCCATTTTGCGTATGTATTGGCTGTAACTCTCGGCGGAATCAAGAATCGCCGCGGCCTCGTCGCGGTGCGCTTGCTCCTGCGCGTTCAGGTAGGACACGACCCCGACGCCGGTGACGGCCAGAAGACCGGCCACGAGCCCGGCTGGTCCCAGGGCTCCTAGCGCCGCCATCTGTTCCGCGGTCGCTAACTCCTTTAACGAGACGGCAAGCATTGCGGCCTGAGAGCCCAATCCGACCATGGCTGACGCGCCCTTGAGTAGGCCGCCGGTCAGCGCCCCGGACGCGGCCATGGACGCCTTGATGGGTTCCGGCAAACCCATCATCGCCTTCACCAGATCCTTCGCCGTGAACACGCCCTTGGTCAGGACGGGGAGCAGCGCGTTCCCGAAGTCCTCCTTCAGCTCCGCCGTGTAGCGGGCGAACGACCGCATCTGCTTGGACGCGGTGTTCATCGCCGACTCGTACGTGCCCGCGATCTGCTCTCCCTGCGCGAGCACGGCGTTGAGGGCGACCTGCTGCTTCTCCGCTCCGGTCATGCTCAGGATGCTGCGGCCCGTCTCGGCGGACCACTTTTTGTATTCGGACTGGAGGTCGACGATGATGCCCCTGTAGCGAAGCACCTCCGGCTGTAGGGTGAGGACGCCGTGCAGGAGGCCCGCCAGCGCGTCGGACGAGTCCTCCATCGAGATGACCGCCGCGTCCTGGGCGATCCGGGCGAGCTTGGACGCC